AAAGCTAAAGCTTGAAATGCTGACCCATCATGACTAACGATAACATCGTCGGCGTTAAGAATTCCATCTGTGCTTGTTACATTACTAAGATTAGATGATCTTCCTTTAATTGCAGAATTTGGTATATCAGAGACATATTGATCAGTTGCAATGTTTACTGAGTATATATTTGTATCCAAAAGTAAAACTCTATAATTTGACGCCGAAGTATTGATTTCCCCATTTAAAAGAGATTGTTTTGCTTTAGTATAAACTAAATTGGCCACTATACACCAACGTCTTTAGACACTATTATCCTATACTTGTAGCCACTTTCAAAATACTCTTTATCCTCAGTATAATAAGCTGGTGTTGCGTCATTGAGCGATGGAAAGTCTACATAAACTTCTGGTTTCCATGAGTGAAGTTGTATATTTGTTTGGATATTTTCCCACCTAGATGGTGCTCTTTGTATTTTTTTTCTTTGGCATTTAAAAAATGTGTTATTCAAAAAGTTTGACGCTGGTCGAGCATTAAATATTATTTTTGCTCTTCCCATGTTGTAGTCATTTTCTATATAAAAATCACCATTAGTTGGAATAACTTCTGATATATAAAATTCTGGATTTTTAGCTAGTATTTGAACACTGGTGTAGGCATCTGTTCTTATTGATTTATCTTCTACTAAAATTTCTCCTGGCTCTGGAGCTTTTACTGAAGAAAAAGACGAGGGTGTTGCATCGTCACCCTTCCAGGTAAAAGAAATTTGCTCTTCTGGAATTGTTTCATTTGCAGCGTCAAGAAAGTTTACTAGCCTTATTAAATACTCAGTATCAGAAACAAGATTTGCTTCTGAATCCCAATAAAGTTTTAAAGTTCTTGAAATCTGGTTATAGTCGGCTATTGTTTGTATATCTAAAAATGGATTGGAAACAGAGGATGGAGTTGAGCTATTTGTTTGAACAATAAAATTTTCGTTTATTAAACTACTTATTTTTATAGTCCTGCCAAATTTAATTGCCACCATGTTAACATCTAGGGCGACTACTGTGTCTATTAAAGGAAGGGCCACTGTTTTCTCCTACCAAAATCTATATTATAAGTAGTAACAAAAAAAAGGGATAAAGCAATAAGGGGCGGCTTTCGCCGCCCCGAATCGCTTAGGTCGTAACTATAACAACCCTAAGAGGTTATTAGTTACCTATATTGTTTGTAACAGTAACTTCGTAGTTACGGCTCAATCTGACGTTCTTAGCAACTGTGATGCCTTCGCCGTCACCAAGCATTACGATGTCGTAACGCTCTTTCATCTTCATCTGACGAATGTCACGGCTTGGATCATCGAACTGATCTGTGCTCATGTCATCCTTGACGAGAAGTGTTCCGACTTCATTGCGATCAATCAAGAACAAGTCTGATTTAGCTGCTGTTGAACCACTCTTGGCTGTAAAGCTTACGAATGGTGAAACAATCACATTCAAACCGAGAGGTGCTGTTGCGTTAAGCGCACCATCGGCTGACTGTGGACGGTATCCCCAGCTTGTGTTGACTGCTGCTGCTGAACCACCTGTGTGGAAGATCGCATCCTTGAGGAAGACCGACCACATTAGTGGGTGCAAGATAAAGTCTGTTGGAACATGGTTTTCGGCCATGAGAACTGCTGCCATATCTACAACGTCATCCCAGGTAACTGTTAGGTTGGCTGCGCCATCAAAACCCTTACCTGTTGTGTCATCGTATGAACCGCTGTCATTGTCAAAGACAATTGTTGCGGCGTCCTTGAAACGGCTAAGTGCAATCTGTTCCTTGAGTCTTGCCATTGCGCGACCAGCTGCACGAACGTGCATGCCGACAATGTCCCAGAGAGAGTCAGCAATAACTTCCTCGGTGAAAGCTAGCTTAACACCTTTCTTGGAAACTTTGCCCTCGACTTGCTTAGCAAATGCGAGTGCCTGCTCTGGGTACTCTTGGCCTTCAGGTATCTCTGAAGCTTGGATTGCGTTAACCGCTGGGAACTCAAGCGAGCGTCCCTTTCCTAGGCGCACTGTTGAAAGCAATGGAGTCACAAGAAGTTGTGGCTCTGCTGCTTCCTTTAAGGTACGTGAGATAACCTTAGGAAAGAGGGCAGCTGCATCTGGTGATGCAAAGGCCTCTTTAATGGTTACTCTGTTATTTTCGTCTATGTGCCCATCCTCGGTTAGTGCAGTCTCCCAAGCTGGGAGACCCGAGAGGAGCTCTTGGATTGTCTTACTCATCTTAGGACTATTCCTCCTGTGTTATTTTTTCTTAAAGTGTTAGATTGACGCGGAAAGCACCAACAACATTGTGGACATCCAGATTGGAACGAATACCAAGCTTACCTGAGTAAGTGCCTGCTCTGGTGAGCTCGAACACTGTCTTCAGTGCGCCTGGATCCGATGGCAATTGCATGTAGGACAAGAGACCATCATCGAAGTTGGTTGCAAATGTCTCTACTTCTACTACCTTACCAACCTGGAGGTAAGAATAGACTGCTGATGAGTTCAAGAACTCAGTAGCAGCTGCCTTCACTGGGCGTCCCATATGGTCAGCTCTTACGACTGAGCCAACAGTGACGTCCGCATTTACGCCATCAACCATTGGATATTCAACATATCCATGAGTGATGAAACCTGCACCCTGCGAGGTGCCCTTATCGAATGGACGATAGAGGTCATATTGAGCGACGCCAATTGGAACCGATCTTGCTCCAACTGCAACAGTGTCTGTTGCGCCTGAGCTGTAAGATGGTGTTGCACCATCAAGTGGATCCCATGAGCTTGGCATGCTGTCGCCCCAAGTTACTGATGAGCCTGTTCCGTTAGCTGGAACTACTCTTGAATCTCCGTTAGCATCGGCAACCACTGAAAGGATTGTTCCCTTTGTGATCACGATTTCAAAACGGTCATCTTCGCTGTCCTGGTACCAGGTTGGTAGACCTGGGTGTGGGAGCAAGTATGCTGCTGGAGCAATACCCTCAGAAACAACAAAACGGCCTGAGCCTGTTTTGGTTCCTACTTTGCGAAATTTAGCTAATGACATTATATTTCTCCTTAATGTGTTGAATTAAAGCTTACGGCGACCCATAAGCGTATCTACGAAAAGCTGCTCTACAGTTGTCTTGCTTTCAGCTTTATTCTCTGAATCTTCGTTGCCGAGAGTAATTGCATTTTTTTCACCCTCAACCACTTCTGTTTCAGAGGTAATTTCTGGCATTTCTACCTTAGCCTGTTTGTGCTGTGGCATCTTTGCCAAATCTCTTAGTGAGTCGGCAAGTGACGAGGCACTACGATTCTTGTGCTCTTCAATTGCTGCCTCTCTATTTTCGACTGACTCAAGACCAACTGATATCTTTGTATCAACAACTCTTTCTACAAGAGTGTTGTGCAAAGCCTTCTTCAGCTTGGCATTCTCCTCTTCGAGTGCCTTTACTCTTTCGAGTAATTCGGACTGCTCGGTCTCAGTAGCTACTTTTTCTTCACTATTGAGTGAGTTTTCCTCTTGTGGCTGCTCTTGAGCAGTAGTCTGAGGTTGCTCAGACTCCTCTTTTGGCTCTTCAGCTTCCTCAGAATCAACAGCTGTATCAGCCTGTTCATCTGCTTTTTCTGAATTGTCATTTGAGATCTCTTCTTTTGATTCTTCGTTGCTAGGATTTTCTTTTGTATCCTCTGCTTCAGCAACTTCTTCAGTGACCTGCACTTCTTCTTGTGCTGGCGCTTCTTCTTGTGAATCATTCTTTGCTGGGGCCAAATCTTGGGCCAATGACTCAACAACGGCTAGCACGTTATCCTCTTGGGGATTTTCATTCATATTAACGGACTCCTCATTATTATCATTCTCTTTAGATAGTAATGAACTATCATTATGCCTATAAGTTTCGCTTTCTTGTATGGCCATAGCCGTAAGAAAGGCACCTTTTAAGTGCAAGTACAGTGGTTTAGATTCTTTTCTCTTCAAATCTTTAAGAATAGACTTATGTTCTTTAACTGAGTAGATATCTTCTTCGTCCATATTGAGAACAAATGCCGAACTACGAGCAACCCAGTCGTTTGAAGAATTTTGAACTTGGACATCAGAATTTCCGTGATTTTCTGACTCCGGACTTAGCATCTGCTGGCTGGTTTACAAAAGAATATTCTTTAAAAGAAATGTCCTGCATGTCGATAAAAGCCAGCTTACCTTTGTAGATTTGGCCTCTTTTATATTTTGGAAACTTTGGCTTTCCATCTGAAGATTCGGAGGCAAGATCTTCCCCAGAAATGGAGCAAACTGCTTTGCCGGCTCTTCCGCCAACAGAGCCAGTAAGATATCTCTTGTCAAGGACTTTTTGGATAGCTACCGGGTCAGTTATTGCCACTTGAAGCCTTACGTATGCTGAGCCATCCTCTTCTTTGTCCATCTTAGCTGCCATAACTCTTCCAATTGGTTCAGAGTTTAAATCATGGTTTAAGATAATTGGCTTTGGATATGGCTCAACCCAAGACTGAAGTGCTTTTTCAAGTGCTTCAGCTGAATAGTTATTGTAGTTTGCAGTTAGTCCGTTCGTGTATTGCGGCCACTTCAATGATTAAGCCTTTTGAGCTATTCTGTGCTTCAGAAAAATCGATGTTTGCCTCTTTAAAGTTTGGCATTTCGATTGTAAATGTTTCTACGAAGTTAAAGGCCATTGCTGCTCCATTTTCAAAATCTAGATATATAGTAAATTTACTTTTATAAGATTAAACAATTTTATATAAAGATATCATATTTTTACCATGTTTTCAAATTGCTGCGCTTGTCTGGGATCTCCTTGCTTTAGGTATGGTCCAAGCATTTGTGGGTGCATTATGTGTGCTGCATATAGATACGAGGCACAAAATAGGTTACTATAGCCATTTTTTATGGCGTTTCCTGACCAACCTAAATCCTCTCCTTGAGAGTGAAAAACATAGTCAACATTTTGATAAACATCTTTTGACATCATCTTTGCAGCCATTATTATATCTGACTTAAAATAAGTTCCTATAGGATAGTTTTGTAGTCTTTTTGCCTTTTTCCCAGGCTCGTCTAACCATGACATAACACTAGGAAAATCAGTGCCAAATGGTGTCATATACATAAGTGGGCTTACCGCGTCTGCACCGTCTTTTATGTGGCTTATCAGTAACTCTAATGTCGATGAGTTTTGGATTATGATATCTGAGTCAAGACTAAAAAAATACTCTGGTTCATATTTCCTAACATTATCCAAAAGAGTGTTTCTCAAAGAAACCATATTATGATATTTGGACATTGTCCATTGTCTAGAATTCGCGCCATGCTCATGGTGTGGAGTGTCATCTTTGTAGACAATATCAAATACTGGTATTTGCTTGTTGGCAGATTTCCACTTATTTAAGAGTGAAATTGTTTTTTCGTCATTTTCAGATGCAACGAAAACAAATCCAACATCAGCAAGAGATAGTGATTGTCTTTCGACGGCAGCAGCCCAAATTGGAAAAATCCAATCTCTTTTATAGATTGGGCAACCTATGATAAGTTTCATTACTCTGCTGTTTTTTTGTCGTCTTTTTCTACTGTCTGATCTTTTTTAGGTTCTGGCTTTTTCTTTTCCTGAACCTTTTCTTCAACTGGCTGAACCTTTGGACTCTCAGATGATTCCTTGGACTCTTCTTGCTCATCTTCCATCATGGCATTAAACACTTCCATTATTCCATTGACAACATCCACCAGAATGGTAAGTGCTAGTCTTGACTGTCCATTAGCTACAGCCATTTCAAAACCTTTTACTGCGTCTTCCTCTAAGAGATACTGCTTAGAAGTTTCTGACGTTATCATAAAACTCATTTTTTATTCCTCACTTTTGGTTTTATTTTCTAACTCTTCTATCTTAACATTATATTGTTCTTCTAGCAAATTTTCAACCATGTTTATCCAATTACTGTCTGATCTCTTTATATCAGGTGAAGTTTTTCTTTGAGATTGATTTTGTGGTCTTACAGAATTCCCAACACCTTTTCTGTTTGAAGGGAGGTTTCTTTGGCCAGCTTGGGCTGGTTTTTGCTTGTCCGAATTTGCGTCTTGTGCTGACTGTTGAGTGTCAATGATGTCTTTTTGCATTGACGTTTGTATTCCTGTAAATAGATTTTCCATATCTACTTCTGGATCTATTCCAAGCTCTACTCTTGCTTCGGTAAGAGTAATTAAAGAATTCACATACTTTTGCATGATGTGCGTTTCCTTTTTCACCTGAGTATCGACATCGATTTCGTTGAACTTGAAATAGCACCTATCTGATAGATCAGTTTCCATTGGATTTTGAATTGGATCAAAACCACCCTCAAAAAGAAGTTCGTTAAATATATGAAGTCTAACCATCTCAGAGAACTGCTTCTGGAACTGCTTGATCTTATCATAAAGAGACGTATCGAGTCTTTCTGTCATTGATCTATTGCCACCATTAAGAGTCATTCCAAGATGGTGAGGGGCAACTCCAAGACCTATTGATACTCTTTCCTTAAAGTGCTGTAGGTAGGCATCTGCTTCTAGTGCTTCTTTTGCCGCTCCAATAACATCTACATCGTGCCTATAAGGTAATATTAAGCCGCCTTCTGCTCTAAGATTTTCTATTTCTGCAGCTGCCTTTTCTATTTCTTCTGGCTCAGCTGGTTGATCTGCAGTTCCAATTATATATTTGTATAGCGGAAATAATTCTCTATGAACAAGATTTTGTATATCTTCTTCCATCTGTCTAAGTGCAACAACGTCATCTAAAACATTTGCCAAGAACGGAGTACCGAATGCACG